ACTGTAACGGTAACTCCTGTCGCTAGGGTTAGAGGGCCAGCGCATAGGGCGTTGGTGTTAGCTACTACTGTGACGCTAGTGTTTAACTCACTCTCATGTACACGAAAGATATCTGCCGTACCGCCACCACTGTCACCAAGGAAGCTACCACCACCTAGTACAAGGTTGGGGTCTAGCTTGGCTGCTGTAATAGAACCATCAGGGGGTACAGTAGCTTGTAGTGCTAGTGCGTTATAGACCACATAGATGTCGTCAGAGGCCACTACAGAACCTGTTAGGGTAACTGTAGTCCCTGCTGCTGAGTAAGCCTCAGTAGGCTCCTGACGGACGTTATTGATGTATAGGTCAATAGCCTCTGAACTAGCTACAGCATGAGACAGTGTTAGTGTCGTACCTGTAGAACCTGTTAGGTCTTGTTTAGGGGGAGTCTTACTAAAGCCTTGTGCTTGTTGATTACCAATGTAACCCATAGTTCTCTCCCTTATGTACTGATATCATCAACGGCAGATACCCAAGCATCCATAGAAGCTGCTGTGTCTGACTTAACCCACAGCCTGTCACCGCTTGCGACTACTACCTTTGCGCCACCATCAAGTAGCTGCAATGCACCGCCAGCAGCAATAGGTGCGCCTTTGATTAGATAGTGATTAGTACCACCGTTTGAAATGTAACAGTCTACTGTGATTGCATTACTAGTAGTATTCGTCATATGAATACCAACAATCGTATCGTAACTGTCAAAGTCTGTGCCATTAGGAATATCAGCCGCTGTAGTGCCTACGCCCTGTAGCATATATCGTCTAAAATTTTGTGCCATAATTTATCCTTTATAGGGCGATTGCCATTGCGATTGCAAATCCAGCAGAAGCTGTTGTGCTTGGATCAGGTGCAACTGCACTCCAAGATGTACCATCATACACCCTCATCTCGCTGTCTGTGGTGTTGTAGTACAGATCACCAGCATGAAGACCCTGACCATCGTTGTCAGTTGTGGGGTCTGCCGACTTTGATCCAAGGTACGTGTCATCAAATTGGTCAAATCTAGCTGCTGCTTGTTCTGCGTAGTAACGTGCTGAGTACAGACCGCCACTAACTGTCGTATAAACATCAAATGATTGACCACCACCCAACGCCCACTGTTTAGCAGAGCCATTCAGGGGTGTCATTGTACCGATAGCGTGGGCTTTAGCAGAGTATCCAGTACCATTATCTACACTGCCTGTGGTATTAGTTGCCCACTCCTGTGCAGCACCTGCACCAGCCGTGTTAGTAACACCAGTACCACCAATAGACCAAGCCTTAGCTGAGTAACCTGTAGCATCAACGATGCCTGTGGTCTTAGTAGCCCATTCCTGTGCATTGGTTTCGCTAGTTGCAGCATTAGTCTCACTTGTTCCAGCATTAGTAGCTGAAGTAGCTGCTGCATCCTGATAGTGTTTAGCTGAGTAGTCAGTAGTCACACCATCTGATAGAGTGTACTGGCTACCGATAGGGTGGATAGCAAGTTTAGTAGCGTCAGGGATGATAGAGCCTGTGGCTGCTGTAACGGCTGCGTTAGCTGCTATTACTGCTGCACTAGCTGCTGCTGCTGAGATGCCATCAGCGTAAGCCTTAGTAGCTGCATCAGTAGTAGCTGTAGGTGTTCCTACGTTCTTAATAACACTGCCTAAGGCATCCCACTTGTTATCAGTCCCTAGTTGAACTGAATCCTCAGCACGGTCTATTGACTCTTGGGCTGCATGGAAGACCTGAATACTACTATCATCCAAGTCTTCTTCAGTCAACACTGAGCCAGACGCAAAGTCCACTGCACGTGCTGTAAGGTCTGTACTACGGCGAACCTGTACTAGCGTACCAGTAGCAGGGGCAGAGGTTAGTTGTACAGTAGAGCTAGAAGGAAAAGTTAGACCTGTCTCAGCCACACCGTCAACGGTTACACTGATTTCAGCAGTGTCCTGATATGTAAAGGGGATTGAGAACTGCGTAGTCGCATTATCCCCTGTATAGTTTTGATATGATAAAGCCATTTGTTTTCCTTTAATCAACTAGACTTGCAGAAGCATTTAGTATTTGTCTTGCTCCATATAATGAAGAGTAAGGGAGTAGCCGGAGTAAGCTACGCATCTCTGTTTCAGTTAGATCATTGCCACCTACAGCCTGTCCCAAATCTTTAATACCTGAGGCCAAGCCTATTAACATACTAGCTCCTGCTGGTGTTACAGATTTAGTTGATCCATCCATAGCTCCTGTTGTAACTTGATAAATATAGTGAGCAATAGAAGCCGCACCAATTTGACCGATAGCTCCAAAAGCTACGTTACCAAGTTTCATACGTTCTTTCATGTACTCTTCTCTATCGCTACGGCCTAATGAATTAATATGAGAACGTGAGATATACATAAGAGTACCTAAGGCAGCAGCAGATGTCAAAATTTTGGCAACATCTACAGCATCCCCATTAGCTGCACGTACAGCCAAGCGTCCTGCTTGCTGTTCCATAGAAGCTAACGGAAAAGACAGGAACTGAAATAAGCTCTTACCTACTTCACTACGTAGCCAGTAACTAACAGAGCCATTATTAACTTCCTGTACTGATTGAGTAGCTTCACGCCTTGCAGCACGTAAGAATACATTCTTTGCTGCCTGACCTGCTTCTGTCTTATCCCATGCGTTAAGGTTAAGATTGTCTAGAGTATCACCATCTGTAAATTCAGAATGTTTTCTAATCTGTTTGTTGATCTCTAAAGCTATCTCATCACTAATGCCCATCTGCTCACGCTTGATGGCTGAGAAAGCTATTTCATTACGTTTAGCTTTTAGTGCTACTTCTGTCGCAAAGTTATAGATAGATATTCTTCTTAAGATATCTGTAACACCCTGAAGACCTGAAGCAATAGACACAAAGATACGTGCCTTACCTAAAGCCTCATCAAGTTTTGTTACTTCACCAGAGCCAAGAAAGTCTTCACCCTCTGCTATACCACCCTCTAATCTGTTACGCTGAGATGTTACCTTAGTTAAGATACCATCACCACCTGTACCAGTAGCAATCATCATTTCATGTGCTACCTTATTTTTTAGCTGGCCTGTGCTAGCATCAATAATAAGGTTCTTAAACTGTGGAGCAGTCTTTAACAGAGTTTCAAAAGAAGTCTCAAACATTACGTTAGAAAGTTCCATGATAGCAGACATACCTGCCATTCCCATATTTGCCACAAAGCTATATTCACGCACACGTGCGAGATTTCGCTGTGTCAAAGGAGACAAATTACTATCGTAGGCTATACGTCCTGTAACACTCTTATAAAGAAAGTCTAATTGCTTACGAGCTTCGTCAGCCTCAGGTGTACCTGTTGGTAATCTACTTAGTAGGGTTTCAAAATTAGAGCCAATAGTATTAGTATTGATACCGTTCTGAGCTAACCCTGTAGCACCTGCTACCTGAAATAAGTAACTCTCATAGAGGCTACGTGCATTACGTTCAAGTAGGTCAGACATGCGTAAAGTAAATACTCTACCATCTGCACCTGTTACTGGTAGTTCAAAGTTTTCATCAAGACGCATACGATGCTTAGTACGTGGATGACCCTTGATAGGAAGATTTTTAGATAGAACATCAATCATAATCTCAATGTCTACTTCTTCTACACCTGCTGCTTTGAGGGCTGCAACTGTATCATCCATATCAGCCATGCCATCACCAAGCTTACGAAACTCGTTACTAGAAGGAGCAAAGAAGCCTTTAGCATAACCACGTGACATAGCTCTAATGAAGTTATTGACAACACCAGCGTCTACATTCTTTCTACCTGCTGCTGTCAAAGACTTTGTTACATCTCTAACAATAGTCTTCTGTTCGCTTCTGATAGCACCTTCTACTAGATCAACAAAGGCTGGGTTTAGATCACCATCAATGTCGGGTAGTAAGGCTGGCTGGTCTTTTGTACCCTGTCTATACTGAGCTACATTAGTTCTATTAGCCTTACGAGGTAAATAGTTTTTAATGTTACCCATCATCTCAGGAATCCAACCAGCAGCATTAGCATCAATAGCCATTTGAGCTACTTTATCCATACCCTCAGAGTAAATCTGAGCAATGCGCTTTATTTCTGGTAGAGCATTGGGATCAGGCTTACGCATATAATCCCCTACTAATTCCTCTACCTGACTTGTTCTAAGATTTAAAGACTTTGTTAGATTTTTATAGAGATTTGTTAGTTCTATGGCATTAGGTAGAAGTGTAGTTGTGACAATTGTATCACGTGTCTCAAGAGCATTACCCCCTACTACTTCCTTACCACCCTTAGTGCCTAAGCTGTCTAAGGCTAAACCCCTGCCAAGCCAACGAGTAAGCCCATCCTCAGAATTAAGAAGAGGAGCTAAAGAAGCAACTAGTCCTCTAGGCTTTACCAAAGCACGTAAGCCTCGTTGCTTAGGTGTAGCTTCAATCTCTTCTGCTGTCATCTCAGTGATATCTTTTCTAGATACCCCTGCTGTGGTGCTTTCTCCTACCTGAGCAACTTCATCAGCACCTGTACCAAAATCATCATTACGATTAGCCAGTGCTATAAAGTGTTCAGATAGTTGTTCATCTGTAGCAGCTTTAAGGATTGCCTCATCTTGTGCAGAAAGTTCTTCACCATTAGCCTTACGTTGTGAGGCTGCAAGTATCTGCCTTCTCTTAGATGAGTAAGCAGCATACTTACTAACACCTGCATTAACAGAGCCACCAATAGCAGCAGCCAGCATAATGTCACCACCTGTTACTTGATGAACAGTTTGTGATCGGAGTAACTCAAGACCTGCTTGTTCTGTTACACCTATGCCAGCAGAAGCCAGTAACCACTTTCTATTAGTATTTAGTTTGCTTAAAAACTTATATCCCTTAACTGCGCCAAATGTAACAGGAGCAGTAACAGGAGCAAACTGAGGCTGAAGAGAAGCTACAGTAGCGGCTGTTCCTAAGGCTACGGCAGTGTCAGCAGGGTCTAGTATATAACCTGCCATCGTACCAGCAAAGTAAGAACCACTGCCCTCTGCTGCTTTCTTACGAGCATCTTCCACTATTTTTATTTCGTGGGCTACTTTACGAGCAGCAGAGGTTCCTTTGTTTATACCAGCATCTATGATTTTTTTAACAAGCTCTTTATCAAAGACACCAGTTGTTATTTCTTTTGCTACATCAGTAGTAAAAGGAGTATCTTCATCAGGAAAAGAACTGAGTAGCCTAGCTGTAGATATTGTAGTACCCTCAGAAAGCTGTTGATTTACAAAACCACTCAGAAATCCTGTTGATTCTTCTTTAGCTTTCTTGGCTGCCTTTTCCATTTCAAGGTTAGTAAACCTACCACCTGTAGGGGCGGGGGACATGCCCCCAAACCCCATCTCTTCTAGAGTATTCTCAAAGGTATTTTCAGCCATAAGCTTTCCTTTTATTCAAAGATATTTTCATACATACTAGTAAACAAGTTCTTAGTTTTCTTAACAAGTTTATCAGTATACACACCTGCTTTTAGTTGAAGCATAGAAGGTAGTGATTCCGTAGGAATGTCGGACGCACCTTGCAGTCTCCTAATACCTACGGCTTTGTCTTTCATGTTGTAAGATGACATGGTTACTTTATCACCAGTATTACCACCGATAAAGAATACCTCATCACCCTCTACTTTTACTACGATACCTACATGACCAAAGCCTAGCTTATACTTCTTACGCTCTTCTTTGGTATGTTGTTTAATCATAATATCCCCAGCCTTGGCTTGTGTATTCTCAACCTTTGTACCTACATTGGTATAAGCCTTGGCACGTATTTGATCAAACTTATCTTTACCAAATAAAGCTTTTGTATCAATGCCAGAGTCACGTAAGACCTGTGTTAAGAACGCAGCACACCATGCTTGATTAGTAGCAAACTCTTCTACTGTTTGATTGTTAGGATTCCAATCACCCACTGCTGTTTCAAAGAAACCTTTAACAGCCTTAGCACCCTCTTCTGTGTTCTCATCAATACCGTAGTATTTATAAGCTGCATCAGCAGGGTTCTTAGCCATGGCTATATCAGCTACAGCAGAAGCAGTAGGAATATCCCCTACCTTTAACTGTTCCTTAGAAGGGATAACATCAGTATCGGCATGTGCTTTAGGTATGACAGCCTCAAAGACAGATGTAGCAGCATCGCCAATACTGGCTCCTACTTCTTCAGCTACTTTCATAGCTCTATCTTTTGTCTGTGTAGCCCACTTAGTAGCACTAACAGTACCATCTTCTGCTACATTGTAAAGCATGTTAAACTTAGCTTTAGCTAGAGCAGTGGCCTGTTCTACAGAACCTTCAGCATACTGTGCAGCTTCTTTAATTGACTCCATAAACTTAGGCCACTTCTTAGTGACGTTAAATCTACCTAGCTGATAGCCCATCTGAATTACACCAGACTTAGTTGAGTCAGGTAAGTTTTCAAATCCATCTACTTCACTAGTAAAGAAGTTATTAATCTTAGATACTTTCAAAGCTACAACAGCTTTTGATTCGTCTGGTTGTACATTGTTAATATCTTTAATTAATGCACGTTCATCAGGCTCAAGAGATTCTACCTGTAAGCCATGACCTACTGACTTCTTACCCATATCTTCATACTGAGTATACGAGAAACCCTCATCCTTCATAATAGTAGCTGTAGCATTAGCTTCAGTTACAGGATTAACAGTCTCTAATACTTTCTTACCTACGTCAACAATACCTTTAACAGCAGCTTCATTTAATTCTAAAGCTTTTTGTAGATAAAAGTTTTCTGTTGAGAAAGCTTTACCTAAGCTTTGTGCTACATCTGTTTCAAGAAGTTCGGCTGGTGTCATCTCAGCAAAAGACTTAGTAACAGTTGGAGTATAGCTTAATTCAATATCATCCTCAGGAGTAGACT